GGCGAGGGTGATCGCCGCGGTGTCTACCGTCCACGTCGCTCCGCTGGCCGAGACGGTGATATCGCCCTTGTCGCCGTCTGAGACGCCGCCTGCTGCCGCGAAGGCGGGGGCTACGCCGATGCCCTGTGCCGTGAGAACCCAGCCAGACGTGCCCGGAGCAGCGAGTGATGCTACGCCAGCGAGCCACACGAGCGCGCCCTCGGCCGCTCCGCCACTCAGGTCTTGCCCGGTTCCGCCGACGTCGGTCCCGACCGTGCCGGTCACGATGTCGGCGCCGTCGTGCGTGTGCCCTGTCGCCGTAGCACCCAACGTCGTGCGAGCGGCAGCAGCATCTACGTCGTCTAGGAACGTGCGTGCGAATGCGGTGATCGTGGCAGTCTGCGGAACTCCAGTGCTTGCCGAGGTGCGCCCGATGAACTGGTCCTGTGCCAGATCAGCCATGTCGGCCAGGGTGACCCCCCCGTCACCTATCTGGCCCGTTCGTACTTGCGTTGTTGCCATCGTTTCCTAGTAGCGGTAGTCAGTAGTAAGCCGGTCACCAGTTTTAGGGATGACGAGCATTGTGATGGTCAGACCAGAGATCGTGTAGTCGTTTCCGGCTCCGGGGAACATCCGCACACCGTTGAGGTAGGCGTGTGTGGAACCAGCAGTCGGGGTGGTAGCCAGGGTGAAGGAAGCGTTCGTACCGTCGATGGCTCCTGCCGGGACCTCGTTGTCCACGAAGGTAGGGACAGCCGCAACCGAGCCGTTTGAGGCCGCAGTGAGGCGACCATCCGCATCGACTGTGATCGAGGCGAGGGTGTAGGAAGCTGCTACTACGGAGGTAGCGATGATCTGAGGAGTGCCAACGGAGTCGGAATCGATCTGGGGTTGACGGATCTTTGTGACGGTCATAGCGAGAGATACCTTCTAGCAACGAGAGAGTCACCTGTTTGAGGGACGTTGCCCGCCTCGAAGGTGATGGTGTTCCCTGAGATTGTGTAGTCGTCCCCAACTCCCTCTCTTTGGTCTATTCCGTTCTTGACCATGATGAGGCTCTCTGGAGGGTTAGGTGCGTTCACGAGAACGAATACAGCGTTGGATCCATTGATCGCCCCGGTAGGGGTTTCCGCGAAGAACTCCGTGACCGGGGTAGGGGGTGTGGCTGAGATGATCCGGTCAACAGGAGTTACCAGGGATAGTGAGATCGCCCTGGAAGAGGTCCTTGGTTGTGTCTTGACGTAGATTGTGTCGAGCGCCTGGACCGATGGGTCGTAGATTGCGTCGAGCCGCTTAGGATCGACGATGTAGACCATGTCTCCGATAGCGTGCGCCGGTGCGCTTGTTCCGTACTTAGCTCGTCGGACTCCCTTGAGTTGATACATATTCTCTCCAAGAGGAGCCACCTCTTTGATGAACATGATCTCGTCGTTGACGATCAAGAGCTGCCTGCCCAGGTCTCGGTTGGCGTCTGTGAGGGATTGGGACAGTGCCGCAACGTCCGGGCCGAGGCCGTAGAACACAGGACCGTCTGCGATGTCCGCAGCCGAGGCAGCAAAGGCGTCGAATAGGGTGCCTCCTGTGACGTGCTTGATTCCGCCCGAAACTTGCGTGTAGGTCAGGTCGTCGCCAGACAGGTACACAGCAGCCGGTCCGATGTGTTCGGCAGCGCGGATCCGCAGGATCGAGATCGCGCGCCTGCTCGCTAGACGCAGTTCCTCGGGCAGCTCGACGATCTTGACCGAGGGGTCAGCCAGCGGCTCCGGTGATTCCGGCGGGATCAGTACCACGCCGAGGTTCTGGGTGCTGGGCGTGATCGCGTAGTTGTCTGTGAGGATGTCGTGGACGACCTTGCGCGTCTTGGGGTCTACCTTGGATTCGAGGATCCGCTGGATCGAGTCGAAGTCGTGGACGCTTACGCGCTGGCCCGGATAGAAGTCGCCCGCGTCGCGCAGGACCGTGACCGTTGACTTGTCGAGGGGCGTCAGGATCTCTGCCGATCGGCGCTCCGCGATCTGGACAGCCATGTCGGCATCGATCACGGTCCGAAGCTGAACGATGTCGCCCTTCTGGTTCTGATCGAGGGAGGCCAGCCCATCGTCGAAGTCAACGACTATGTTGTCTCGGTATCCGATGGCAGAATCGGGGAAGCCAAAAATGGCTTTATCGTTGGTAGTGTCTTCTCGTTGAGAGAATCTCTCAGGCTTCGGATCAGAGATGAGTTGCTCGGGAATCGTAGGGACTGTACCAACCGGCTCCCTGATAAGAACGAAGACGAACTTACCTGTGACCCTATCCCAGGAACAGAAGAGTCCGACGTCCTGGAAGATTGTTGCGATGATTCCTTCGAATTCATCTCCGTCAGGACCATAGACGTGAGTACGAAGTCCTTCGGCTTCAAGGTCAGCTCCTACTTCTTCGAGCGATGTGATGTCGAATAGCGAGCGATCCAATCCCGCACCGTGCGGGAAGGTCTCGAACATGAGTTGATCCAGAACGTGTGCCGCATTCGGCCCTCCAGGACCGAATCCAGGCAGGAAGTTCGTGAGAGTTCCTATCGCGTCGTCGATGGCTTGGATCTGTTCCGCGAAAGCGACTGTGGTGACGCCAACGACCGGAGTACCACTGTCCTTATGGAAAGTCCCGATCGAGAAATACATCTCAGTTCCGAAGTCGGTATTGGAGGTGTCTATGACTACTGAGATGTTGTAGTTGTTCAGTGACGGAGTGGTTCCGTGCTCTGCTACATACACTAGCTCGAAGCGTCTCCAGTTTGCATCTACTTGGGACCAAGACGACTTCAGGCCGTTGGAGTTGGTGAGGCGTATCACACCGTCGATCCACTCGATCCGTACAGTGTGAGAGTGCGTTGTTGCTCCCAGGAATGGTAGGATGCCAACAGTGATGTCCCTGAACCCAAAGGCTCCGAAGAAGTACACGAAGAAGACGAATTTATTCCGATACCTATTCAAGAGAAACGTGCCGTTCACGTTCCCGTGGGCTCCGTTCCAGGTAACAGTGTGTGGGGCGCTACCTGTGTGAAGAATCCCGTCAGACGGAAGCCCCCCAGAGGGGGCAGCGGGGCCAGAGCTGGTTACGGTGGTATTTTGTCGCACCCACTCAGAATTGAATATTCTAGTGACTGGAGCAGGAGCATCTCCGACGTTGTAGCCCGTTGGAATGAACCGTACCTCGGCTGCGTTGTGTGCGGACGAGGTGACGTTCAAATACTTGTTGGAGTACCCTGGGTAGGGCTGTCCTAGTACCCTAGCTCTTGCTCCGAGGGGGAAGGCACTTGTCTGGTTGCCAGCAATTTTGATGTTTCCACGCGGAATAGATTCTTCGAAGGTGAAGCCATCAAGGATGTTGAATACTGTTCCAGGAGAGCCGAACTCGTTGTCGAGCCAGCCTTCGGACCCATTGAGGCGCTCGGGCAACGAGTCGTAGTCAACTGAGATGGTATCTCCAGGCTTGTAGGGCTTGACCTGGATCTCGTACTCGATCGCGGGCCATGTAGGGAAGCCTCCGAGACGGCAGCCGATCCAGACCACGCGCACGAGGAATTTCCAACGCGACTGTATCTGCATCCTCGTTCCAGCGCCCATGAACGAGTCAACTGGGCTGTTCACTTCGCCCCAGTAGATGCGGAACTGTCCGACACCCACTAGGTCGATCTGTGAGCCGCTCGGGTGAGAGAGCGGCGTGATGCCGCCCACGGGGGCGTAGACCGTCTTGCCGTTGATCCAGATCCGGTGCAGCGCGTGCCCAGGACCGACACAGAGGATGTGGTGCGCGTTCTCTCTGTAGACGAGCTGGAGTGATCCGTTTCCTGTTGATCCCTTGCCGCCAGCCGGACTCTCTGGGACAGTGGTGCGGTCTCCTACCCAGGCGATGAGCGGTCCGATTCTTCGTCTTCCGAGTAGGACGGGCGCGTATGCGCCGCGAGTGCTCGGAGAGTTGGGCTTTTCGTCTACTATCGGATTTTTCTGCTTCTTCTTGAGTAGCGACGAAGCGATCCCTGAGATGATCAGTCCAGCCGTCGCTTGCGCTATGAATAGAGGGATGCTTACGACCACAGGTGCTTATCTTTCACTCTGTAGATGCGGAACAATTCTGTGTGCTCCCCGAGCAGAGGCATTCCGGACCTGCGGACTCCCCCGTCCTGGAGGCACTCCCAGATGTGGCCCCGGTAGCCGCCGACGATCATAGCGTGCCCAGGACCCCCGCCGATGGGTCCCACCACGAAGATGTCGCCGGGCTCGATGTAGGCACTCTCGGTGGCGTCGTCCAGTGGCTCGTACCGGCGGCAGATCGCTCGCATGGCTTCGATTGCGCCTTTGCGGTCGTGGAGCGCCTGATCGGGCGGGAGGCTCTCCACCGGCCCTCGGGAGAAGCCGTACAGCTCGTCAGCGGCGCAGCATACGAACCGCACGCAGTCGATCCCCCCGCCCCTGCCCTTGCGCGCCTGGAGCGCCATGTAGGGAGTTCCAGACCAGGATGTCAGGATCTCATCAACTCGCTCACTGCATGGCAGGGTGCGCCACTCCTTCCTCAGGACGGCAATCACGAGCCGTCCTCAAAGAACGGATTGTATGCCGGAATAGCGATGCCGATTGTCATGTTGTTCGGTTCGTTGTTCCAGGTGTTCTTGCAGGTTTCAGGTCTCTTATCGCATCCAGGAGTAACTACGATCGTCTTGAATCCGTTTCCTAGAACTGTTTCCTCCCAATCTTTCGGAACTAGCTTCGACAGGATGAACGCCGTTCCACTGATCCACTCGCGGACCTTGATCCTGACGCCGTCAGCCTCGATGTAGCCCTTGTGCCAGTAGCGATCTGCGTGAGCAGCGAGTCCGGTGATCGTGACGAAGTTACGATCGATGGCAGTGATTGTCCCTGTCTCACGCAGGGGGACGAGGTCGACGGTGCAGGTCTTCGGATCTCCGAACGTCCATTCGCACCCGTTGCTGGCTATGATCCCACATGCGCGCATAGCTTCCGACTTGGCCGTGATCGCTTGGAGCTTCAGGATGTCCTGCCGACCGCCTGGGTTGCGGGTGGCAGAGGTGACGCGACCGTCGAAGAGTTTTCTGAGCCGATCTGAGCCTGGGGTTCGGATCCACTGCCATGCTCGTACGAATGCTGGAGAGAAGGCGCGACCGTTGGTGATCGCGGCAGCGAAGAGGAAGGCAGTGTCCAGGAAGGCAAACTCGATGTCGATCGTCTTGCGTTCGAAGATTCCCGTGTAGGGAGGCAGGCTGATCTTCAGAGATGGGTTGGCTTCAAACGTCCCGATGGGCAGCACGAGACGTTCCTGGACATCGTTGAGTCTGATGATCGAGGAGTTCCCCCAGGTGATCTCCAGGAGAACGACGATGCTCTTCTCTGTGTCGGTTATTACCGTCATGGGATCACAGCGTAGGTTGCCTCATCCAGTAGGCTGCGGTAGTTGAGATCGAACTGGCATATCTCATCAGTTCGCCAGGTTTCTTTGAAGCTGTCCTGATCGAAGCGTGAGAGATGTGCTGAGGTCACTGATTCGACTCCGACTGCCATGTCCTCGATCAGGTTGATGGTGGTGGTTCCGTTCACGTTGTTGACGATGGAGGTGACTTGGATGACCTGCAAGGCCCCGCTGGTGTATCGAATGCCGACGTGCTTCACCAGATCGGTGAGCTGCCCCGAGGCGCTGGCGGTGGTGACTGCGAAGCTGGCGAGGGTGGGGATGCTGACGATGTCGAACAGCACCAGCGGATTGACCGCCCAGAACGGACGCAGGCGGCCATTTCTGGAATCGAAGAACCGTCCCGCGCGCCAGATGGCAGCGCGATCGTACTCCTCGAACGAGCCTCCGAAGGTCAGGAACGGGTCTCCGTCTGCTGAGACGATGTTCGTGTTCCCGGACTGGACGGACGCACCTTCGCGTGCAACCCCAACCCTGACGGAATCTCGCCAGTTTGGCTCAAGGTCAAAGATGGGGTATCCCTGATAGTAGGACATCCCGAGATAGTGAACGTCTTCCTCGGAGAGTCCTGGGAGAGTAGCCGTTCCCGAGAGTTCGACGCATTCCTGGAGCCATTCGGCAATGGCGTCGGTACGAGCGTTGAGTTCTTGCGATAGTTTGATCTGACAGTCAGCCAGGGGAAATACGATATCGCCAGCAGCACATGCAACGTCCAGCGGAAAAAGAAGCTTGATCTCGTCTGGGGTAACATAGTCGATGATCCCGAGCTGAGCTTGCAGGTGTGTGGCTGACAGCGAGTAGTTCTCTGGGAGGACAGCAACCCGTTGCCCAGGAAAAAATCGCTTGTATGAGGTGTCGCAGAGCAGTGAGGTGGTGGACGAGTTCGTGGTGAACGTGAAGTCCGGGTAGATTGCAGCCGGGTAGCGCGTGCCCGCCTGCGAGAAGGCGTTGGCGAGCATCCGCGTCGTCTCACTACGGCTCATGCCGGTGCAGAGGGTGCGGAGGATCCTTGTCGGGCGAGAGACCCTTCCTTCGCGTTCCTCGGCTCCCGTGCTCTGGGACTTCGAGATCGCTGTCTGCCAGATGGTTTCGATCGAGAACTCTCCGCGCCAGTCGCCCTCCGAGATCAATGGGAAGATGGTGTTGGCGAACGGATCGACGACGACCGGCGGGTAGGCGTACCCGAGAACTTCGACTCCGAACTTGGTGAGACGGATGGTCACGGCTGCGGGATGGCTTGCGCTGCTATGGTGTTGGCATACCCGTACAGTGTCTCAGCAAAGACTTCGGATGTCACTGGCGGAGCATCGGTTTTGTAGCGGGCATACGGGGACGCCGCCGCGATGAGGAGGGCTTCCAGGTTGATCTTCTTGTCCTTGAAGGAGACTGTGTGGAACGGCTCTTGATCTACTGGGTCGGTATTCGTCAGGTCTTCGGACAGTCTCAGGTTCAGCATCGAGGACCTGACTGATCGTATTTTGTTCATCTGATACAGGTCCATCTTATCCTGGAGCGTGTAGGCGACGTAGGTAGCGTCGTCGTCTACCGGACCAGCGTCGCCATCATCCACTGCTTGCTCATTGGTTCCGGTGTTAGGTGTCCAGGGAAAGGTTCCTTCGGTAATCAAGCGGAATGGAACGACCGATTCGATGCCGATCGCACCGAGCAATTGATTGAGCGGTGCTTCTCCTGTCGAGCTAAGGAGGTAGAGGTCATCGATGTCGAAGTAGTTCGTTACCCCGACATTCGCTACGAGGTTGAGTAGGAGTTTCGAGAAGCCTGCACCACCGGCATTGGCAGTGTTGCCAGTACCGGAAGCGATCGTCATCTCGTTGATGCGAAGTTCCCACACACCTAGCGTCGCATCGACAGTAGCGAACAGCTCAACATAGATGAACTGGTCGAGGGGGAACGTAGGCGAGGTGGCGAGCACAGCAGCGCCGCGCTTCAGCTCCACCTTGAGCAGGCCGCCGATGTCTGTGAACGAGAGCGAGAGTTGTTCAGCGTTGGCGGCGTTGACGAGCCGCACGATGGCAGACACGGCGTTGTTGCCGTTCGCCCGAACGGCCACGCCCAGGATCGCCGTCGTTGAGCCTGGAGACAGCGCACCGGAGCGGAGCGTGAAGGACTCGCCGTTTTGTGCGCGCAGGCAGCGTCCGTTCGGCAGACGCCCTGCCTGGAACGCGAGCGAGGTAGGAATGCCTGTGACGGAATCGGTGAAGCGACGCCCAGCATCGACGCTGCCGTGGATGTGCTCGAAGCCTTCTGCGATCAGGAGCGCCATGCCGGGCGGTATCCTCGCTCACTGAGGTAGCGTTGCATAGCGCCATCCCCCTGTGCCAGGAGTTGCTCCATCGAATCCTCGGATGGGACGAGGTACGCGCGCAGGGGCGCTGCCTGCGCCTGTGCGGCGGCGGCAGGGGCCGCGCGTTGGGGTGTGACCCTGGGGCCGGAGAATCCCATCTTGCCGATGTCGCGCACGCCTGCGTTGCCCAGGGACATGCTGTTGAGACCCTCGAAGAACTCCGTACCTAGACCCCTCACCACGGGTTCGCGGATCACGAACTCACCAGGGGTCAGGAAGGCAGGCACCGTGTCCTTCGGGTGGCGTTTGCGAGAGCCCCTCAAGCCGCCCGAGGCGAAGTATCGCGGGATCTGACCACCCGAGTTGGCTCCGATGAGGCCGCCCGAGTTGGCTGCGACCTCGGGAGGTCCGATGAAGCTGCTGGAGGTGCTGAAGGAGAATTTGGAGATCAGATCTGCAATCAGTCGCTCGAAGATTTTCTTGAAGATCTGGTTGCCGATGTCGAGGAAAAGCTGACCTAGACGTTCCTTCAGGGTCTTAGTGTTGTTCGGATCAAAGAGGCCAGTCAGCGAATCGGCAAGGACATCAGTGATGCCCTTGAGAGTGTTGAGCATGATGTCCGAAGCAGCTTCGAACATCGTCGGCGCTTCGAGGACGAATCGTCTCATACCGTCCAGGAGTCCCGAGCTGATGGGCGATTCTATCTTCTCTTTGGTCTTGTCGAGTTCGATCTGGAGCTGTCGGATCTTCTCGATCTGAGCCGCGATCTCCTCCGTGCTCGCCGTGTGGAGCGCGAGGATCGAGTCGAGGATCGTTTGCTCCTGCTTCAGTGCGTTCGAGACAGCCGTGAGTTGGATGGCTTCGCGGTCCACTCCCTGCTCGACGTCGAACTGATCGCGGCTCGCAGCCGTCGAAACCGACAGCTCGCGGTTGCGGTTCTGCTCCTGGATGCCGAGCTGGCGCAGGTTCTCCTTGAGCTTCTCGATCTGGATGTTCTGGAGGATGAGGGTGAGGAGCGACTTGCTGCGGAGATCGGTCAGTTGTTGCTCGATCTTCGCCTGTTCGTCGGAGTCTCTGGTGGCCGTCAGTTGGATGTTGAGCGACTGTTCCTCTTCGCGGAAGCCGTCCTGGATGGCCTTGTCCTTGATCTTCGAGAGAGCGATCTGCGTCTCCAGCTCGACCCGTTGTTGGTCGAAGGCCGTGCCCTTCTGCTTGGCTTCGAGGAGCTTGCCTTCGGCGTCGATCTGCGCCCGCATGTCCCCCAGCTCTGCCTTCGTAGCAAGCGCAGCTTGGCGGTTGGCGTCGGTTTGGTCGCGGACGATGACCCTCTTGCCAGCCAAGGCGAGTGCGACGTTGGCAGCGGCCAGCGCCTCGGCGTCAGCACCTTCGGCAGTCAGCTTGGTGAACTGGGTCGTCAGCGCGACCTGGAGCTGCGTGTCCTTCGTACGCTCGATCACGAAGCGTAGGGCGTTCTGCTGGGCGAGGTTCTGTTCCTGGAGGAGCACGAGCTTCTCACGCTCAGCCGCGACTTCGTTGTCTGCCTGCGCGAGTGCGCTGTCGATCGGGGAACGCGACTCGGAGACACCGAGCAAGCGCTTCGCTGCGTCGAACTGGATCTTGGTCTCGCGCTGGCGCTTCTTGGACTCCGCGAATTCCAGCGCGCCGACCAGGGCGATCTTGGTCTCGTAGAGATCGAAGATTTCCTTGCTCAGCTCCTTCTGGTTCTCCAGCGCCTCGTTGTTGCGGCGGATGGCGTCTTCGCGACGACGCAGCGCGTCGTTCAGTGCGAGCGCGAGATCCTCGGTCTCCTTGGAAGCGCCGATGCCCTTGCCCTTCTCGGCAGTCTGGGCTAGCAGCTCCTCCAGCTCGACCACGCGCGCGTTGGCGGCAGAGACCTCTCCGAGGGAGCCCTTGCCACTGTCGAAGAGGCTTTTCGCGAGCCCTTGCTTCGACTTGGCTTCACCTAGCTGTCCTCGCAGGCGATCGATCTCCTGGAAGACATCCAGGACGTTCGTTATCTGTGCCCTCTGTTCCTTGGTCGCCTTGGCGATCTTCTCCTCGGCCTCCAGGCGGTCTTTCTGTGCCCGCGCGAGGTCGCGTTCGGCTTGCACTCGATCGGCGAGGAAGACCTTCGACTCCTTCTCGACGCGGCTGCGCGCTTCGGTGATGAGCTTCACCTGTTGCTGGATCGCACCCTGGGCACGAAGGGTGGCGATCCCGGAGATCAGCTCCTCGTTCGCACCCGTAATCTCGTCCTTGAGCTTCTGTGTTCCTGCGACCATCGACTCCATCTCGCGCGAGGAGCTGGAGATCAGCGCCGGGATGTTGTCCCAGAAGTTCGTCCGTGCGGCTGCCTCGGCTTCTCCGTCAGCCAGCTCCGAGTAGTAGTCTACGGTACGTTGCCCGACCCTCGTGAAGTTCTCATCGGCCCTGTCAGCAAAGCCGCTGAACCCATCGGTCGCGTCAACCTTGGTCTGGAAGTCCTCGAACGCTTTCGACACCTGAGCAATCCTGGCTTTTAGCAGGGCTGCCGCTACTTCCCCTCCAGGAATCTTCCCTGCGATGTCAGCAAGCCTGGAGAGCAGCTTGCCCACAGACAACTGAAACGAGAGTATGTGAGAGATAACCGTTCGGATGGATGTCTCGAAGAAGTCGAGGATGGTCCTGCCGACGAACAGGATAACTTCTCCTACGCCATAGATCGTCGCCTTTAGCAGCGCACCGAGGGAGGCAGTCTTGCCGCTCGCGCGTTCCAGCTCGTCCCCAAGCAGCTTGATCTCCAGGACGATCGCAGCCACACCCAGGAGCGTGAGCCCCCAGACGGCGAGGAACGCCTTGACAGCGGTAAACGCGGTTGCGATCTTCGCACTAATCGCGGTCCACAACGTGCTCAGGGTGAACGTACCAGCGGTCATCTTCCCGACTGAGGCATCAGCAGCGGAGATGTTGCGCGCAAGCCCCAGCGAGAGGAGTTGCATCAGGCCGAGCTGGACTACCGACTTCACCAGATAGCCGTACAGGCCGATCGTCGAAGCCAGCACGAGCTTGAACGCCACCGTCAGCGCCACGCCCCAGATGAGGATCTGGTTGACCGTAGGGCCGAGCACGTCTGCGATGGCGCGTGCCACGGCGATGATCGGGGAGAGGATCGCTGCCGCGATGCGAGCGCCCTTCAGGATCCCTTGGATCAGGTCTGAAGCGAGGATGACTGCGCCTTTCAGGATGATCGCGATGCCCTCGAAGGTGCTCTCCGCACCACCAGCCGAGAGCGTGGTGATGATCTTCGTGGACTCGCTGACCGCCAGCGACAGCACTTCCCCGATGGCCGAGAACGCTTTCACCAGCGCCGGATTGATCGAGGCATCTTCGATGTTGACGATGCTTCGGTTGATGACCGTCAGGAACGTCTTCAGCTCGTTGAAGAGCCCCGTGAAGCTCAGTCCCAGAAGGTTCGAGATCGCATCCTTGGCGTTCGAGAGCAGGACCGTGAAGGTCTTGGCACCGTCCTCGCTCGCCTTGTTGAACGCCTGGAAGCGCGTCTCCAGGAACTCGAACAGGACGCCCATCTCCTTCGCTCGGGCGATGTCATCGTTCGAGATCCCAAGCGAAGTGGCGATCCTGGTGTTGCGCTTGGTGATCGTGCCCTGGAGGATCGAGCGGATCTCCTCTGCGAGCTGGACTTGCTCCACGCCCAGCGCCGAAGCCGCCTTCGAGATCACGGATGCGAACTTCCGTACCTCGTCGAGATTCAGGCCCGCAGAGAGACCCGGACCGATCGCGGTCTGGAACGCGCTGATGAGTTCTGGGAAGGTCGCTGCTGTCGTCAGCGCATCCTTGCGGAGCAGTACGAGCTGCCTGCGCGCTTCTGCCTGGGCGAGCCCCCAACCCTCGGTAGCGTCTGCCGCGCGCCCCGTGGCGGTTCGGATCTGCCCCGTGGCGGCTACCAGGGAAGCGATGCCCAGGGCTGAGGTCTCGATCGTGGCGTTGAACGCGACCGAGCTGGCGATCGCTTCCTTGAGCTTCGCGAATGCCAGCCGTGCCACGGTGAACGCGGCCATGATCCCGAAGAGGCGACGGAAGGTGAAGCTGATGCGGTTGGCAGCCGATTCGGTCAAGCCCAGGTCGCGACGCAGTTGCGCCAGCGCCGGGTTGGCCCTCTCGGCTTCTTGGCGGAACTTCCGGATCTGGAGGCTCCGGAACTTGGCAGCGGCTTGATCGGCACCTATCTCCTGGGACGTCAGGAACTTGTTGCCCTGCGGATTGAGTCCCTGCGCCTTGAGCCCAGCGTTGATCGCACGCAGTTTGGTCTGCCGCGCGATGATGTCGTTGATCCTCTTCTGGATCGTCGCTTCTTCGGAGAGGAGCGCATTCCCGCGCGGGTCGAATCCCTGCCGCTTCAGGCGCTCATTGACCGCAAGAAGTTGGTTCTGTCGGGCGATGATGTCGTTGACGCGCTTCTGGATCGTCCCAGCTTCAGAGAGAAGTGCGTTGCCACGAGGGTCGAACCCCTGTGCCTTGAGACCAGCATTGACTGCTAGGAGCTGGGCCTGCCGAGCGATGATGTCGTTGATCCGCTTCTGGATCGTCGCCTTCTCGGAGAGAAGCGCGTTGCCTCTCGGATCGAATCCCCTCTGCTCCAGCAGGTTGTTCTGCGCGAGCAGCTCGTTCCGACGTGCGAGGATCTCGTTGACGCGCGCCTCGGTGGTCGCGCCTTTGGCATCGACCCCACGGCTACGCAGCTCGGTGTTGGTGTCCTGGAGGTCCTTCCGTGCGGCAATGATCTCCTCGACCCGCTGGCGAGTGTCCGCGCCCTTGGGATCGAAGCCGCGCCCGCGCAGCGCGGCGTTGGTCTCCTCTAGCTCCGCCCGGCGCGCGATGATCGCGTTGACCCGATCCTCGACCGTCGCCTCTTCCTTGGCGGCGACGACGCGCTTCTTGGAGAGGCTGATGCCCTGTTCGGCTGCCTGCTCCTCTACTCGGGCAGCGTGTGCGCGTCGCTCGATCTTCTTGCTGAGGGAGTCCTCGACCCTCTGGTCCTCGGTCATCTGGGCGCGCTGCTTGGCAGTCGCCTTCCCGATGGCAGCGGCGTAGTCCTCTTGCGCCTTGGTAGCGGCCTTGATCTCCGTCGCGTTGCCGCCGAGAGCGGCCTTGGCTTCCTTCGAAGCGTCACCAAGGCCGCCCAGTTCCTTCTTGAGCGCGGCTACTGTCTTCTTGGCTTCTGCAATGGCGGCTTGGAACTCAGCGATCGGCTTCGCGAACTGGTCGCGAATCTCGATGATGTATTCAAACCCGCCGCTTGTCATTTGCCCATCTCGTTCAGTTTCGCAGCCACTTCAGCACCGTCAGCCACTTGTTCAGGTCCAACAATCTGTTTGATGTGTGACTTCATTGCCTTCTGATCGACCGCCGCAGCGATGAGAGAGGTCCAAGCGTCTCGGCTTGCCTCGGCCACGGTTACCTTGTGGATCGTGCTCAGGAGGCTGTTGAAGCTCGGGAGGTCCATCGCCATCAAGGTATCGAGTTGGAATCCTTTCGTTACTGCGTAGACGATCGCTGACTGAAGTGACCGCCAGTATTCTAGCTCGCGTTGCTCTGGGGTTCGGTGTTCCCGCTTCGGCTTTGGTTTGTGCCTGCCGTTTCGGCTCGGCTTTGGGAGTCCGGGAATTGAAGCAGCGGCGACGGCGGCGAGGTCTGGTCCTTCATGGCCTCCGTCACCCTCGACACCAAAGGGTCAAAGAGCCCTCCGTTGGCCTTGAGCACGCCCTTGAAGAGTTCGATCGCGGACGGGACATCCGTGTTCAGCATGAAGTCCGCGAGCTGGTTGTCGTTCGGCTTCACCGGGAACTCGTCGCGCATCGAGTCCGTGATGATGAGCATGAGTTCCCTGTGACGACCAGGATCGGTCAGCGTGTCCATCAGGGTCTTGATGGCTGCCTCGCGCTGTTGGCTGCGGAAGCGTGCCATGTCAACCGAGACGGGTTCGATCTTCGTCTTGCTCGAAGCCATCCCCTCTTCCTTGCTGGCGAACTCATCGAACTGCCTGCCAGTGTCGGTGTCGGTCTTGGCGAAGAGGGTGCTGATCGCGCCAGATACCGGGCCGACGAATCCCTTCAGGAGATGGACTGCGTTGAGGCTCAGAGGATAGAAGTTGATGATCTCCCCGTTGACCGTAACGGGTGTCGGCTTGCTTTTCAGGAATGCTAGACTTCGTGCCATGTTGGTGTGTGTCTCCTTGGGTATGCAGAGGGCCGAGTGAGGAGTCCCACCCGGCCCTGGAGCCTACCACAACCGGAGTCGTTAGAGAGGATCAGTCAGCCACGGAGCCTTGGGCACGCGGGAAGGTGCGGACGGTCAGGTACGGGCTTGCCGCGGACTGCGCCGGATTCTTCGAGATGCCGCCAGTGAACTGCATCTCGGACCAACCGTCTCCGATGAGCTGCGCCTCGCCAGTCGAGATGAGCTGCGTCGAGTGGATCTCGTACTCCATGAGCTGATCGGAGTTGGCGGGGTTGACCTGGATGAACTTCAGGCTGCCCGTGAGGTTGACACCCTGGTACATCTGGACTTCGGTGTACGGAGCCACGCCAGCAACGTTCGCAGCGACGGCAATGCCCGTGAGAACCGTTGTCTCCAGGAACATGATACGACCCATCTTGTAGTCAACGAGATAGGTGGTTCCCTCGACTGAGGTAGCCGGAGTGGTGGAGGTGACGGTGACAACGCCGAGGTCGTAGATGCGGTCATCGAACGGGGTGGCAGGGAAAGGCGAGGCAATGGTCTTCACGAGGTCGTACCAACGACCGACAGACGGGTTCGCGGTCGTGTTGCCGTTGAGGGCTGCGGCGACGGCTACGCCGCTGTAGCCCGAGACTGACGAGATCGCGCCCGACATCCAGAGCGCGATGTTGTCGGAGTTCCACTCATCGAGCGTGAACGCGAGGTTGGCGCTCTTGGTCAGTTGGACCTTGCGGTCAGCCAGAGCGAGGCCCCGACGAGAACTGAAGTGCTCCAGGTCCGTCGCGTCCATCGTGATCGAGAACGCCGTGGCGTTGCCGAGGTCTCGATACGAAGTCGGATGGCTGTTGATGTCGTGCTGAGAGAAGTAGAGCACCCCCCGACCGAGGATGTGGTCGCGGGGGTCGTTTCGTCCACTTGAGAGTCCGGGCATGGTTGGTCAGCTCCTACAGAGGTTGGACGAGCACGTTCAACACGAACTCTGCTCTGGATCCAGTATTAGGGTCTTGTCGAGGCGGGTGAGTGTATCGGATCCTTTGGATCGCGATTCGTCCCTTGTTGATGTGGATGACTTTCTGAAGTGCTTTACGCACCGTTGAAAAGTCCACTTCCACACCGAAGGTAAGGATCGCACTCCAAAGCCATCCTGAGTGGTCCCTGAGATCATCCCTGTGGTTTCTCGCAGGGGCGAAGTCAGAGGACAGTTCGTTGAGTTCGATCGAGCCGGGCAGGACGACAGCGCCAACAAGGCGCTCGCGCGTGGCCGGATCGTAGGTGACGCCGGGGTAGGTCGCAGTCTGGAAGAAAACCAAGAGCGCCTCGTAGACATCGGCTGTCTCTACCACGGCGACGTGATCCCCGTGTACCAAGGACTGCCGAACATGAGGCTGCCGAACGGGCGCATCGGCGCGGAGTCGGGGACGAAAACATCGACCCGCATGGTCGTCTCGTCGGGGATCGTCTCGTCAGCGGTCAGAAGCGAGAGCGACTGCACGATCTCGCTCCACAGGCGCTTCAGCTCCGCGTCGCGCTCGGCTACGCCCATGCCACGGAAGATCCCTTCGTCGTTCCAGGCTTGCTGCGTACCAGCAGCCGAGTCCATGAAGAGCATCGGCATCGAGCGCATCAGCTCGTAGCGGATCCACTTCAGCTCGGTCACTTCCGCGAGCTGGCGCAGCACCTCCTGCTCGTTGGTGGGGTTTTCTACCGACGAATAGGACAGGAGCACGTTGATCTGCGCCTGCTCGATCTGCCGGTAGAAGCCCACTCGCACGGCTTGGACCGCCCCCTCGATCAACGGTTGCCCCGGATCGGTGGCGGCAACACCCTGCAAACGCAGGCGTGCCTTCACCGATTCGACGGTCGCGTTGAAGAGGGGGAGAATCGCCATGTCAGCTTCGGAAGTCAGTGCTCAGTTGAGCGATTGCTTCTTCCTTCGTTTGGAACGGAACGATCGTGTGATCGATCTCGATGACGTGACGGTTGAGGTCTTCAAGGCTCTTGCCCTTGAGGAACTTCGGATCGTAGTTCCAGCGACCCTTCGGTTGCTGAGGCTTCGGGGTTCCGGGCTTGTCGAAGGTACGCAGAGTGCGTCCGTCGTCCGTGACTTCTGACTTGATGGGTTTGAGATTGGGATCAACGCCAGTGTCGTTCTGCTCGGTGTCTCGCTCGCTTCCGAGCGGGATGAGGAGTCCGTTGCGGACGTGATCTTCGACGTTCTTCGGCCCGATGATCTTGACGAGTTCGTCTGAGAGGATCGAGCCGCCCTTGAGCGGTTGCCCGTTCGGGAGCATCAGGGTTTCGTATCGAGAGAGGCGGTGTTGCATGGGATCTAGCCAATCAGCCCGAGACGGCCTTGAAGGACACGGTGCTGTCAGGAACACGGTTCACAACCAGGGGACGGCTGTGGAGGAGGGCGATCAGGGCGCTCGGGTCGGGCTGCTTCCAGCTCTTCGCGAAACGCTTCGCTGCCATGCGACGACCTTCGAGGGCGTCCATGTCGGGGATCGCACCGTAGTAGCGAGTCCACTGGCCCGAGCCAGCCGAGATGAACTCGACGTACTTGGGACGAATCAGGGCCGTCGCAACGCCGTCGATCATCAGACTGCGCGGGTACTCCCACCAGTTGATGCCGAGCCAGCGCGCCAGGAAGATCGCGCCGTCAGCACGGTACTTCTGGGTCAGATCGACGTTACCAGCCGTGATGCCGGAGTCCGTCTTGATCGTCGCCAGCAGCTCGGGCAGCTTCACGAACTGCGCCGCTGCCTCGCTGCCCAGGATCGCATCGGTGACGCCCATGCCCACGTCCTCGGCCACGAGGGCGAGGATCGAGCGGATGGAGGTGATCGCAGTGATGCTGGCGGGCGTGGCGTCGTCCCAGAAGATCGCAGGCGTAATCGAGTGCGAGCCAGCGCGCGGGAACGTGATCGTGAACACCTCTTGGTCCTTGACCGAGTAGGTGATCGAGCCGCGAAGGGCCATCGCGGCCATCCACTCCTCGGCGTTGACGATCATGTTCTCCATGTGCTGGAGATCTTTGGCGATGTGCCGCTCGACCGCAGAAGTCACCTGACTGGAGGTCGGGTAGATGACCGAATCCACGCGGCGACCCCAGAGGAGTTCGCTCGGGCGGAAGGGCCGCTTGATGCGGATGTTGGGAGCCTGGACGACGTACAGCTCCTCGCCCAGACCTTTGACCATCTCGGCCTCGGCATGGACGCGCACGAAGGGCGCAACGTCGCGCTCCGAGCGGTAGGTGCCGATCTCGATGGTTTCGGTGGAGAGGATCTCCTCGGAGATGTTGAGGAGGTTCGTAACGAACCTCCCCGGCGGCTTCATCAAGTTGACCGCCGAGGTCATCGAGGTCCAGGTCGTTGCCGGAACAGGGAGTGCCATGTTGGTTGTTGTTTCCTAGTTGGGTGTGCGGTTAGTGGACATCATCGAGGCCGCTGATGTCGAAGCCGAGAGCGCGCATCCCCACTCGGAGAGCGATTCGAAGGTTGGCGAGCGTTTGACCCGCAGGCGTGGGGATGTCCCCAGCGTGGATCTTGGCTTCCATGAGCATGTTGGCGAGCACTTCGCCCACGGCGTCCGTCTGCGTCGGTTCCGCGAGGAAGCCGCCGATCGAGCCCGTGCCGTTCGCGCCGCCGGTAGCCCAGACAACCCAGAAGCCCGTGGCCGTGTTGAACGCCATCGGCGTCAGCGTCGGATAGAGCGGAGCCGCTGCGACGTTGGCGAGGGTCTTCGGGTGGATCGAGATCGGGATGACCCGAAGCGAGGGGCCGCGCGTGGTGGCTGCCGAAACGAGGTTGTTGACTGCGTATGCCATGGGATCACTTCACTCCTTGCGTGTTGGCCCAGTCAGCCATCCGCTTACCGATTTCGAAGCCTTCGAGTTCTTCCTTGGAAAGATTCATGCCCTGCATCTCCTCGGGCACCTTCGACTTGCGACGCGCGCCGTCCGTGGTCGGCTGATCGCTGCGACGTTGCTCCTTCTTGACCTTCGGAGCGGGTGCGTCGTCGTCCGCATCGTCGGCAACGTCGTCATCGTCGTCATCGCCAGGACCCTTCGTGAGCGTCGCGAGGTACGCATCGACGGCGTTGGTGTCCTTCCAGTCCACGCTCTTGCGAAGCTGGTACGACTTCAGCTCGCGCGCGTACTTCTCCACGTCTTCCTTCTTGAGCGGATCGCCCGTGAAGGAAGGAGCCGAGGGATCAGCGATGGTAGGTGCGGCGGGCGCGACAGGCGCGGGACGGAGAGCCGCTACGAGCGCCTCGTTGTTCTTTCGCAGAACTTCCGCCAGTTCTTCGGGCTTCATTTCATACTCCTGTGACTGTCTGAAGTGATCCAGCGCCTTACGCACCGAATCGTCGGGTTCTAGTTCGGCAGGACCACTCAACGAAACTCCGTTCCACCCTTCGGACTTGAAGAGTTTTCGAAGTTCCTTGTCTTCGATCTTGATGAGCGCGCCCCAGCCGTTCGTGACGTCTACCGGCTTGCCGGAGTAGTCCTTGAAGTCAACGAAGCGGGGATCGTCCTTCTGGATGATGAAGGATTCGGCCACGAACGCGCGCTCGCGCGAGATCAGGTTGCCGTCGTGGCGGATGTCGAGGTTCGCGCCCTCGTGCATGAAGGTGTGGGCCATCTCCTTGCACACGGCAGCGTCCGCGATGTCGCCCTGGCTGTCTCGGTGCTCGGGGGCGTAGCCCACCACGAGCAGCTCGCCACGCTCCTCGAAGTCAGGGAGGGCTTTCGTGAGCGTCTGGATCTCCACGGTGCCGTCTTCGGCCTTGTAGAGCACTGGAAGCTGGTTGGCCCCGCGCTTGCACAGGCTCAGGCACTTGACCGTGACCTTTTTGATGCGCCGCATGATCTGAGGATGTTAGGGTTTGCGTTGCAATGCAAGGCCCCGCGTCTAGGAAGCACCGATGAGTGATACGGGTAGCACGGAAACCACTGAGGTCCGGGTCGTAAGAGGGCACAGCGAGCACCGCGACATCTTCGATTCGACTGCCAAGGAGGGAATGAAGACTTGGGCCGAGGTGCTCTTCAAGATGCACTCTCCCGAGGACCGGCCCGATCAGGCGAGTGACCAGGGCGTGAACCTTGGAGTGAAGGAGCACCCCTTCAACATGGCTGCGGCCATCGCGTTCAAGAACCAGAACGTACACCACTCGACGTGCATCGAAGCGAAGTCGAGAGCGATGACCGGACTCGGATTCACGACGGACAAAGCTACCGACCTGTTGGATCCGTTGTGCGACAGCACGTTCATGGAAGTGCTGGACAGCGTTGCTGAGGATTACTGGCAGGTAGGCAACGGTTATATGGAAGTCGTTCGTGACGATGGCGGCAAGGTCAAGGGCCTCCACCACGTTCCGGCTGCAACGGTGAAGGTGTGCATCGAGGACATCGAGTACCGCCGCCACTACATCGTAGGAGAGAGCGGAGGCGAAGGATCGTCCCCGAGGGTCATGGCTCCTTACGGGGAGCTGGAAGAATTCCTCGCACGCTTGAACGGCGAATCGGTTGACAACAACGGCGTACCCGACACCACCGTTGACTATCGAAGCGTCTACAACAGCTACGGCACACCTTCGGAGCGCAGCGAGATCATCCACTTCGCGCGCCGCACGTCGATGTCGCGCTGGTACGGCTTCCCTGACTGGCTCTCGGCGGTTGCCAGCATCGAGCTGGTGCAGATGATGACGCAGGAGCGGTACGACTTCTTCCTCAACCGAGGCGTGCCTGAGTTCATCCTGTTCATCTCGGGCGCGAAGATCGATGGCAAGACGTGGGAGAAGATCGAGAACGGGATCCAGAACACGATCGGCTTGGGTAACCAGCACAAGACGATGGCGATCAACGTCGATTCAGAGCTTGCCAAGATCCAAGTCGAGAAGCTCGCGATGGAGGACGCAGGCAGCGCCGGGCTCTCGGATCTGCGCGAGGCGCTCTCGCTCGACATCGTGACCGCGCACAGGACGCCCCCGCTCCTGGCAGGCATTCAGATCCCTGGCAAGCTCGGTGCGGTCAACGAGCTGCCGAACGCGCTCCTGGCCTTCCAGGTGCTCGTGATCGGTCCTGAGCAAGTCACGTTCACTGCGATCCTCGGCTCGACCCTGGGCAACAAGGAGCACAACAGCGGCCTCGGGCTCAAGAAGGCTGACTTCGTGTTCAAGAAAGTCACCGAGGAGATCCCGCTCGGCATGGGCGCGCAGACGACCGGCGCTGCCCCAGGGCTCAAGGAGATGGACACGATGAGCCGGATGCGGACGCCCGCTGCCTCGGCCAGCGGGCGCGACCTCTCAGCGGGCGTGAAGGACTGAGGATGACCCTGCTCGATCGCGTCAAGGAGACCACCTACAAGGCGATTGGGGACATCGTGCAGTTGGAGTCCACGGGGCTCATGGGCTCCGCGACGCTGCGGCGCGAGCTGACGTTCGAAGTGGACATCGGGGTCCCTGGAGGCGTGGCGAAGATCACGCTGAAGCTGCCCTACTTCTGGGCCAAGTTCGTCCACGATGGACGAAAGCGGATCGACCTCCCGGCAGGGAAATACATGATCTTCTTCCCTGATCGTCGGGACGATCCGCGCACGAGCTACGGTACGAACTACCCGAAGACGCGCGGAGATCGCAAATCGCTATCTACGGACGAATACAAGCTCTTCCGCGAGGAGAACCGAGTGCGAAAGAAGGCGGGTGCCCCACCGATCATGGTGGTCACCCGCAGCGTTGGTCCGGTCGCTGGCGAGTTCTTCTTCACCCGAGCGTGGCAACAAGTTCTAGACTCAGGCGTGGTAGACGAGCTAGTCGCTGTTTCGATAGCACACTACCTAGAAGCCTTGACTGAGGGTTTCGATCGGGAGACCTCGGTAGTGAGTCTCTGAGCCAGCCCCAGGCTGCGAGACCCACGGCATCGAGCAAGTGGCTCTCGTGCGGCCCAAGCTGCCCCTTCTCGATCCGGTAGTGCTCGCGGATGACTGCGTGGTGGGCCTCCTTGGGGATGGATCCCTTCCAGTCCTGCGGCTGTACCAGGGAGATGTTGTCAGACAAGCCAGAAAGGACTCCCACAGCGACCCCCGCAGCTTGAGCAAGCATCACGATGTCTTGAGGATTCACGGAAGTTCCCGGACGGATCTTCTGGGACTCTATGACAATTTCGACCGAATCGACCGAATCGACCGAATCGACCGAATCGACCCAGCCCAAGACAAGCACGATATGTCGTAGGGACTGCGCCATCGCTACGTTGGCCTCCTCTCCCTTCAGCTTGCTAGGAGCTTTCGCAACCCAAAGCCTGCCTTCGCCACTCTTCGAGTTGAGCAACGCGATCCCGGCGTGGTGCAGGTCCGGGTCGATACCGAGATAGTAGCTCATTCTCCCCTATACTCCCGCTCCCGCTTCACCAAGTCGTAATTCGCCGCGTAGCCGATGATGTCCACGATGTTGTCCCGCTTCTCCTTGAAGGCGTTGCGAGAGATCTTCTGGAGGATGTTCATCATGCAGACATCTTCGGCAGATATGCGTGCCCCGAGATAGGCGGTCCACATCTTCGCCGTCCGCTCGTGATTGTCGAGCGGGGTGCCGTACTCGATTCGCCTATCGCCGTTGACGATACTGCTCGATTCGCCTAAGCAATCGAGCGCTTGGTCTGGGTTCCACTTACTCATTCTCGGCCTCCTTGCAGTTAGGTGAAGAGAAAAGAGGGCGGTCTAGAACCGCCCTCTCACATCTAGCGTCCTCGACGGATCAGATCAGTCCTTGTTCGGCACGATGCTTACCACGAGGCGGTTGTCGCCCGTGATGCCGAACGTCAGGCGGTTCTTGCCGAGCATCCCCGCCGTGCGCTTGCGGAGCGTCGCGGCGACCGTCGCACGGAAGTTCGCGATGTTCGAACCTTCCGGGACGCTGATCGGAAGCGACTGCCCGACCTTCATGCCGAGCACCTTCTGGACCAGCGGAATGTAGTGCTCGCTCGTGCGCCGTCGGCTGAAGGCAACGTCCTTCGTGGAGATGATCTCCCCGAGATGGTCTTCGTTGAAACGCTTCGAAACTTCGGGCTTCAGCTTGGCGGGACGCTTGATGGTCTTCGTGCTCATGAGTGTGTCTCCTTCGTTTGGGGTATCCACGGAACCAGCCGACCGGCTTGGTCGAACACCGACTCCGCTTCCTTGTACCAGCGACGCATCAGCTTGGCCTCCGTCGTCACCGCTACATCAGGTGTGATCTGACGCATACAGTCTACCATGACCTTCGAGAGAGCCAAGGCCCTTTCGTGACAAAACTCGTCGTCCGGGATCATCAGCATGATCTCGTCGTGGATCCACGCCTGGGGACGACACCCGAAGAGTGAAACCAAGCCCTCGGCTGGGGCAGTAACGTAATCGAAGCACGCCCTGACGGCTTCGTAGTAGGCCAGCTTCCCGCCCTCGGCTGCCGGGGTCTGCATCCCGGCCCCGTTGGATGCCGGGCAGTAACCCACGTTGGAACGCAGCATTCCCATCGGGGAGACGTAGGCGAACTCGCCGGGGTGGTTCGGATCCTTGCAGCTCCAGGTGATCCACTTGAAATACTCGTGCATCTCCGGGTAGGTGTCGAACCAAATCTTCTTGAACTGGACCGCTTGCTCCACCGTGATGACCACGCCGAACGTGCCCTTCGCGTAGGTCACGAACGTCTCGGCCCCCAGGCCGCCTGGGTATCCGAGGCCAGTGGGCTTCGCGAACGTGCGGTACTTCTTGAAGAACTCCCGCTCCTCCTGAACGTCGGATTTCTTCAGCTCGTGGAAGACGCGGTAGATGTCCTCGCGGCTCGACAGGTCCGCTTGCTGGCACGCCTCCTGGAAGTGGGGGACGAAGGCGTAGGCCATCTGCGCCCCGAGGAACTCGTGCGGGTTGATCCCCGCGTTGATGAGATTCGCGAGCAGCGATCGACCGAAGAGATCGAGGAGCTTCTGCGCCAGGGTCACCAGCTCGATCGACGAGTAATCGACCGAGAGAAACAGATGACCAGGGCGCGGGATATAACAAGGACGAACACGAGGATCGACATTTTGGATGTTGCACGAGGGGTAGAGATCCGACGCCATCGAGGACACCCGCCCGGACTCCTTCAAGACATCGAAGCTCGGGTGGACCACGGGCGCGTTGATCCGGGGCAGCTCTGTCGTGACGAGCTTCTGAAGGGCTTGCCTGTGCGCGTACTCCTCTAGCACCGGATCGAAGTGGGCGATCAGATCGAGCACGTCCGCGTCGGCGCTCACCCGCTCGGTCGGAGTGTATTTGACCTCGATGCCGTTCTTTTCGCAGACCTCCTTGATCTTCGCGTGCAGCGGCGCTTGCTTGATCGAGGGCTTCTTGCCCTTGGTCAGCTCGCCGTTTTTCTTGGGCCGAGGATCCTCCCCAGGATCGAGGATGCCGGTTGCCAGGAGAAGGCGCGTCTTCTCTGGAGACAGCTCGACCGTGAGCATGTCCTCGATCTTCTGTCGTTCCTCGGGATCGATCGCGATGCCGTAGCACGTCGTGAGGAACAGCGCGAAGTCAACCGCCGCGTGGAAGGCGTGCGTGGGGTACTCGGATGCCTGCGCTTCGTAGACCCGCAGGGTCAGCGCCGCGTCGCGCATGGCGTATTGTCTGGCCTCCTCGGGGTATTCAGAAGTCTGGAGACCGTCGAGCATCGAGAAGTTGAGCCGCCAGGAATCCTCGGCGTTCTTCGAGTCGGACAGATCCTCGCCCAAGTAACGCATGGCGAGTTCTTGCAGCGAGAACCTCCTGGGCAGGTTGCCACCATCGGGCAGCACCTCGAACTTCAGATTGCCGGTCTGCGCCAGGACGATCTCCTTCTCACGGATCCTGGTGCAGTGGATCCGCTGATCGTCGTACGCCTTGAAGATCGGCAGGATCAGGTTCGGGAAGTAGCTGGCGATCACGCCCATGTCGTAGGCGATGTTCTGCCCGACGATCGTGTAGTCGCCTTGGAGGATCGAAAGGAGGAGCCCTTCCAAGTCGGGATCGACGTGGGAATAAATCTCGGTCACATCGTCGTAGGCGAGGGTGACGCAGACCAGCTTCGGCGCGACGGCGCACGGGCCAATCAGGTGTGTTTCTGTGTCGAGAGCGAGTAGCTTCATGCGGACCTCCTTGCAGTGAGGGTAGTGGGAGGGGGCGACCGAATGTCGCCCCCTCAATCGAGACTGGCTCCTACTGCGCTTCCTTGGCGACGAGGGCTTCGAGGACGCCCTTGCCCATCACCTGATCAGCGATCTCCGCACGCACCTTCTCCGCGACCTCGATTGCCGGGACCGTCCGCCTGTAGGTGACGACGGTGAAATCTTGCTTCTTCTCCTTGGTCACGATCGTCTTGGCTTCGAACTCGATCAGCGTTCCGCCCATCGGATTGTCATCCGAGGAGACTTGCTTACAGATGTCGAGCGTCACCTCATCGACCGTCCCGTTGCCTGCGACCGCGATGAACTTTTTCAGGTCTGACAGGAAGTAGACGGGCTTGTTCGAGCTGAGGAGGTGCGAGACCTCTTCGCCCTCACGGTGCATGGCATCCATGCCGGGCAGGATCACGAGGATCGTCATCTCGATCGCCACGAAACCGACGTTGTTGCGGTTCTTACCCTCCTTCACTCGATTGACGAGTGCGAAGTAGCGTCCGTCGCGGACGTAGTTCGATCCAGTCATCACCCTCGCTTGCTCGACGCCAGCGAAGATCGAGGATGCCGTGGCGGGCTGTACCGCCTGTTGGATCCGCGCGGGTGCCGCGAGGGGCTGGGGCTGGGGCTTGTTCTTGTTGAAGTTCAGGTTCATGTCTCAGTTCACTTTCTGGTTTGAGAATCGAAGTTGCCAAACAGGTCAGTAAGGACCTGCTGGTGCTCGGGGAGAAGAAGCAGAGGTTGCATCCCGCGTTCGCGCAGGACGCTTGGCGGGAAGATCACCGGGAGGGGATCGTACCCCGCATAGATGATCCGTTGCCTGTTTCCCGTGGTTTGTTGGATGTAGAGAGCGTCGTTCAGGCACGCAGCGAAGTTCAGTTGATCGAACATCGTCGTGTTGTTCGTGCAGGCTACCAGCTCGTCAGCGGTTTGTCCAAGCCTATGTAGGCGAGCGAGCACCTGTTCCGCAGCCCGAGCAGCGCGGGGCCACTGGATGAAATACTGGTGCTGGAAGTGTTGCAGCTCCTTACCCTCGCCGTGGGCCGGGATCGAGGCCACGAAGACCCTGCCCACGTTGGCCGGGTCGGTGATGAGCCGGTTGCTGGCCTCACCAGCGTTCGCCAGGAGCGCCCCCGGCGGCATGAGTTCGTGAGCCCACTGGACGATCTCCTGGTTATGCGCCCAGACGATCCCGCCCTCGCCCTTCGGCAGCGCCTTCGCCCACTCGGCGGCAGCCCGGACCTTGTAGTCGTAGATCCGCACGGCGTTCGAATCCCGCTCGGGCATCCCCACGAACTCCAGCTCCTTCATGTCGCGCCAAGCGTCGTAGAGCGAGTGCCCGACGTTCTTCGCGCCATGCTTGTCCATGTCGTTCCGCACGAGCAGGGGCGTGTCGATTCCTGCGCGATGGTGGGTCGTCAGCCACTTGCGGAGTTCTTTAGCGAATATCTGCTGTAGCTCGTGGTGTTGCTGGGCTCTTTCCAGGTAGTCAACCGCCACCTCCAGAGCAATGCCCTTTCGCTTGGCGTAAACTTCTCCTGTGGGCCATACCAGCTCATTGTAGAATCCTGCTGATAGCTCGTAAAGCCATTTGAAGGTATGGATGGCGTGCTCAATCTGATCGCCACTTGGAGTGAGATAGTCATCCACCACCTGATCCATCAGCTTGTTGAGCCGCCTATGTTCTTCGCAGGAGGTGTCGAAAAGAACCGGACGATTAGCAAGATACAGACTGCAAGCAACTTCAGTGTCGGAAGTAGCAACAACACCGGGAGCGGAAGTGAGTCTGAGTCGATACGCTGTGCGGAACCCTGATACTTCATTTTGAATCTCCTTGGTAGGGAAGTTCCGCCGTGCCCAATCCATGATCGCTGTGATAGGGCCTGCGTTGCTTCCGGTATATTCGGCTTTGGCATCGATGAACTGTCCCCACTCGGATGCCATCTGCGGAGAACTGGGCAGCGGAGAGTTCTTCCGCAACGCCCAGGTGATGAGGTGGTGATACTCCATCACCGTCTTGCCTGTGATCGTGCCCGAGAGCGGCACGAACTCGGGCTCGTACTTCTTGACGTAAGCGTCCACGCGGCGCGTACGCGCAGCACGGCGTTGTGAGATTCGGTGCGCCTCGTCCGCGATGATGAGGCCGGGGCGGATGGCTTCGAGAATCTCGACCGAATCCTTCGTGCTCAGGCACGAGTAGGGCAGGACGTAGCAGCCCGGACGGTTCGAGGTTGCCATCGCTCGCCGCTTCTGCGCGGTCGTGTTGCCCATGCAGATGAACGGCACCTGAACAGGGATCTGATTTCTGATCCACGGCAACGAACGCGCGACGAACTGGTAGTAAACGTGGCTCGGGATCAAGAGCAGGATCTTCTGCATCCCCTTCTTGTACGCACGGTGCGCGATGCCAACGTCCACGAGAGTCTTCCCGGCACCAGCGCCGATTGGACAGAAGACCCCCGTGGATTCGTACCACATGAGCGCCTCGGCTTGCGATCGTTTCAGCCTGAAGCCACGGTCGTAAGCCGCTCTCAGGATGTTCTGTTTGTTGTAGGCTTCGAACTCTTCATCGGTGAGAGGGAACGAAACCGGCAGCTTGCAGATCCGATCGATCTCCGAGTACCCGTGCGGATTCTTGCCACGCTTCCGTTCGTTGAGAACGTCTGCGAGACTTTTCGGCTTGGCAGGTGAAGGGTTGAGGAACAGTGACTTGAGAGAAGCTCCGGCCTCGGAAACCCGTTGATCTCTCAACTTGATTTCCGATTGCACCTGAGCGAGCGGCGTTTTCTGCCGGAGCTTCTCCAAGATGTTCATCAGGCGATGCGCGTGAAGAACCCGTCCGCGACGAAGACATCCTTCGCGCGAGCCATGAGGCCCTCCACGAGGCCCTGGTTCTCGCGCGTTATCATCTCCACGATCACCGTCTTGCCGCCCATGCGACGGGCGACTTCCTTCGCAGCCGAACCCAGCGCGTCGCGACGCTTCCACACGTCCATGTCGTACATGGTCGGGATCTTCAACTCGTCGGCCAGCTCTTGACCGATCTTCTGGACGATCTCCTCCATGCTGATCGGGTTGCTCATCCCCGCTTGGCGGCGGCAGCCCATGAACATGATGAAAGCACTGCGCTCGATCGTTCCCAGCACTTCTGGCTTGCGGGGACGACCACGGCCACGCTTGGGCTCGGGCTCACTCAGACGGAAGTCTTCCTCCGCCTCCTCGTCCTCGTCAGGCACCGGCACCGGCTCAGGATCCGCTTCCTCCTCTTCGATCTCGGGGGCAGGCGTCGGCTTCTTGGGACGACCCGGACCGCGCCGGGGGGCCAGCAGGGGCGCTGCGGGCTCGGGGGCTTGCACGGCGTCGGGCTGGTCCTCGTCGTACTCGACTTCCACGTCCTCGTCGCCTGTGGCGTCGTAGGAGCCCTCACCGACCTCCTCGTAGCCGAGCTGCTGGAGCTGGATCAGCCACTCCTTCTTTGGCTTCCAGGTGATCTCCCCCTCCTTGGTGGTGGACAGGGCGAACATGTCGGACTGGATGCCCTTCGCCTGGGCGCGGCTGTTGTCGCAGATGCGGCACGGACTGCCCTTGGAGTTGAAGCCCACGCCGTCGCACGCTTGGCAGGAGCCGATCGCCCACGGCGGGGCTTCGCGGTCACTCTCGGGCGGCGGGGGCTTGGGCGGCGGCTGCCCGATCGTGGACGCCCTCATTGCGCGCACCTCGATCGCCTGCGCCTTGCTGGGCAGCACGGGGTTGATGGAAAGGGGTCGGTTCGGCTGGTTCGGCTGGTTCGGCTGGCCTTGCTTGATTCGATCCATGAGGGACATGAAGGGTGTGTCTTTCTTGGTTGGGGTGGGTGGCGGCTTCGGTGCCAGCCGCCGGGTGAGTGTTTCGAACGATTCGTGGCCGCCACACAGCCCACGGAAGGTGCAGCCGCCGTAGGCGTTGCAGGCTTCCGACGTGTTCTCGGGCGGGGGGATATTATCCCAGGTCTTCGCCTCCCTGACAAGCAGCATTTCTGGGATAGTTTCCGAGAGAACTGTCTGCCAGTAATCGATGACCTCTTGCGGGGTGACGTACGCAACCGTCTGCCGGACTCGCTTGTCGTTCGGATCCTTGCAGAAAACGTTGTGCGTCAACCTGATCTTGGTAGGGAAGGGCTCGCCGCGCTCGTGCTTGCGATCCAGGTACTTCATGGCGTACATGAGTAGCTGACCGTTCTTCCGCAGCGCCTCGGGCGACTTCGCCCACTTCATCGCCTTAGTGGTCTTGTGATCCTCGATCCCCTCTTCGGTCAGGAGATCGATCGTGCTTGTAAAGAATACCTCCCCTGGGATCAGCTCCTCGGTGAACTTGTATTCGACGAGCTGCCCTGGCAAGCGAGCGATGATGCCCTGATCGATCGCCTTCTGGATCAGCTCCTTGATGAGCGCCGATTCGCCCTTCGTGATCTCCTTGTCCCAACCCTCCGGGTACAAATCGAGGCTCTGTTCAGTCTCGTCAGCTTTCAAGTACCGCTCGATCACGGCGTGAAGCGCCGTGCCGAAGGTGAAGTAACCGCGATCCGGCTCCTTGATGTTCTTGATCTCGGTCAACCACCACAGGCGCTTGCAGCGGTCGAACTTCTCCTTGCGCGTGGCCGAGAAATGTAGGGGCATCATACGTCGAGCCCGTGGAAGATCGACTGCGGCAAGGAATCAGGGATCATCCCGAGGATCTTCTGGAGCCGGATGCTCGGCAAGCCGCGCTCGATGGCCTCTTCCAGGATCAGTCGCCCGTTGAGCTGGTGCCAGACGGCGAGCGCGTGATCTTGGCCCCTGCCCTTCACTCCCTTGACCGGAGTGGTGCCCGGCATCCGCATCGCCGCGATCACGTTGCGGATGACGTGGTGACTGGTGGGGGGACGGTTGGCGTGCTCGCGTTGCTCGTACTTCTCCACCATGTTCTCGGTCACGAAGATCGCACCTCCCTCGATGACTGCCGAACCTTGCTTGCCCGCCAGCTCGATCAGCCGCGTCAGGATCTCGAAGACCGCAGGTGCCGCGCCCGAGCGCAGCGTCATCGCCTTGATGAGCCGCTCGCAGTTCGAGCCCTCCATCAGGAACCGACCGCGTGTGTGCTGGCTGCGGATCGAGTGCAGGTACAGGAAGTGCTTTGCCACCACATATCGGCTTTTCCGGCCAGAATCGCCAGCGATCCAGCCCTTCGTGAAATCCAGCCCACCAAGATCCATGAGCCACTCCGCCGCAGCGTCGGGCACATCGATGTGGAAAAGGCGTTGAGCAATCGCGTCACGGTCATAGGGTGTTAGGTCTCTCCCGCCAGCAAGGGCGTTCACGATGTCGTCGTTGTTGGTGGTGAAGATAACACGCAACGGGTTGCGAACGGTAATGGGAACCTTGTATTTTTCTTCGAAACGGATCGGATCCCCGCCCACGAACTGCCGGAAGGCGTCGGCGGGCGGGACGGGCATCTTGTGCCGTGCTGGGAAGCCCTCGTTCACGACTAGGAAGGGCGAGTAACCGATGCCCGACTTGAACTGCCCGAACTCGGTGGCGTCGGAGCACTTCTCGGTATCGACCGTCTCGACCAGCCCGCGCACGAGGAGCTTCTTGCCGCAGCCGGGTGACCCACGGACCGAGAGCGCGCAGATCGGCCCTTCGTCCCATGCCAGCGCCAGCCCGATCCAGCGGCAGAGCTTCTCGTACTGCGCTCCTGCGAAGATCCGAAGCCACGCATCCACGTCCGTATTCGGCTCGGGCTCCAGCAGGTGCTTGCGACGAAAGAGGCATCGTTGCAGGCGCTTGTTGCCGTTGATCGTGCCGTCACCCTCCTCGGTCACCACACCGTCCAGCTCGAATCCCGCAGCCACGTTGGCGTTGAGCATCCCCTGGATCGAGCGATCCTCCTGCCCTCGGTTGGTGAGTGAGTGGGTCTGGAGCACACGATCCATGCCAAGCTCCCTGATGCGCGCAATGATGTGGCTGCGGTCGGTCGGCGTCGTCTCGTAGGTGCCCTTGGGTGTGAGGATGAAATAATTGTCCGAGGTGGCGATGATCCCGTGGCGCAGGACGTACTCACGCACGACATGCGGCTCTGCCGAGAACAGCTCTGCCGAAGACGTGTCCCATTTCCGCATTCCACCGATCACGGAATTCCAAACGTCTTCATGGACATCCTCTTCCATCTGGAGCTTCGCGATCTCTCGCGGCCAATACTTGCAGATGGCCCTCCAAGCAACTCTGCGCCAATCCTCGCCATCCGGCACGAGTCTGATGACGGCAGGCAGGAAGAGGGCGTAGACGCCCTCAGGCGCGGCTCCTGGCTGATGCACGAGGAGCGAGCACACCTCGCCCACGAGTCTCTGGATCGTGTTGTCCCGCGCTCCTGCGTGCGCGAGGACTTTGTTTTCGAAGAGCGCCGGGAAACACATCCGACCCTTGAGGGTTTTCTTGGCTTCCTTGAAGAACCTGGATTCCACCACCTTACCCTTCGCGTTGAAATCTTCGCAGTAGTCTGTGAAGGCAAGATCATCGGGAAGCGGATTCTCAAGGCTGGGGACCGACAACGGCTCGGCAGTACGATAAACGGTGACTGGTTCGATTTCAGAGAGATCTAATCTGGTGTCGTGATTGATGATGCACTCATCGAACTCCCTATGCCCGAGAGCTGTTCCCTCTCGGAGAACTTTCGGAAGCCTGAAAAGCCTCGTCCAATCCTTGCACTCTTCTGGATTGATCCTGATTCCGGCTTTCTTGAACTTCTGGATGATCGCAAGGATGTAGCCCTCTCCCTTGTCTACCGGAATCGGATCTTCGAGAACGTAGATGAATCGCACGCCTGCGCGAGTGGTGTAGTACGCCGTGAAATCAGGTAGCTGCGGCAGCGCCTTGGCTACCAGTCCTTCCAGCTCGGCGTGCGATTCCTGCGACAGGGCGATGTGCCCAGGCGAATCGATGTCGATAGCGATGAAGGTCAGGAAAACCTCGGCGCTCATCGCACGGATCTCACGCAACGCTGGCTTGTTGACCCGAGGGAAGGGCATCACCGTCCCGGTCGAATCGGCTACGACGTAGCTAACAGTGTGCGCGTCGTAAGGATAGTCCTTCGTAAGGGCGATCTCGAAGTCTTCGAGAGGGAGCAACGGAGCTGCCTTGTCATAGATCGTGTCGGCTCCGTCAACGTAGGCGCTCGGCAAGACTGCGACTTCGGGCAACATTATTGGGAGATGTCCTGGCGCAAGCAGTCCAGGTTTTTCGGGTCAAGCATCGTGTTTCTCCAGCTTGTCGTCCGCGCGCTCACGGCTGGCCTTTCGGGACTTCGCGCCCACAGAACCGACACACGCTGGCTGCGGCTCTGATGACCTCCGCGCAATTCGGACACACCTTCCCGCCATCCGCAACGGCGTCCGCCTCTGCTTTTTTCTTGGTCGTCCTCATCAGCAGAGCGTGAGGAAGGGCCACGATGAAAAACAGGGTGCCGTAGAGCCAGAAAACGATGAAGCTGCGGCCCTTGCTCTGCGCGATGGTGGCCGGGATCAGGCCGATCAGCATGGCCATGAAAAGCAGTACTACCAGTGCGCTCATAGCTGTTTCGAGTCGTTGGGTGGGGGTCATTCGGGCACGTCCATTCGGATACGGAGACACTTCGCAACCCATGCGTTCCAGGCGATGTCGCAGTCTCGCGGATCTTCAAACCACTCCGTGATTGCGCCGCATCGGCAGATCAGGCGAGTCCCCTTGCCTGCGTGTGGGTGGCTCCGGGGGTTGATAGAGCCGCACGCGGGGCATGACTTTGGCTTGATCGCCTTGAGCTGGTCGGCGTAGCTCACTTCGCACCGCCTGCGCCGAGAGCGCGCGTGGCCAGATCGACGGCCTCTTGGAGCACCGCGCGCTGCGCCTCGTACTTGAATGCGGTGAGACCGACAACCGAGATCATGCAGTCAAGCGCCTTCTCCAGCTCCGCGATGCGCTCGAGCAGCGCATCCTTTTCGTCCTGACGCTTGAGGTACGCCGCGCGATCTTCGCTCATCCACACGCCGTCAGGAGAGCACGTGATGCCGTAACCCTCGTCCGTCGAACGCGCGGGCTGCGCCTCGTCGCCGGGGTCGGCGTTGTCCGGGAGTGCCGGAGCGCTCGCGACCTCGGGGACCGTCTTACGGATCGCCTCCGCGCACGCCGCTTTGAGATCGTGATGTGATGACCCATCGTGCGTCCAGGCGTCGACCTTTCTGCCAACCTCACGCACTAGATCGTCCACGTCCAGCGTGTGAATGATCGGCGCGGCGGCGCGCAGCCGCTCGACCTCCTGCCCGGCCTCGAACGCGAGCGCGGTGGTCAGCGTCGGGCGGGTGGCGTCGCGCATGGCCGACCACATCTCCGTGATGCGCGGCGCGATGTCGTCGTCGCACTGATGCGGCTGGAAGTGGCCGGTCGCGTACAGGGCCTCGCGGGCTAGGGCGATGCGGGCGCGCAGCCGCTTGACCTCCGCGCGCAGCGGCGCTTCGGAATCACGCATGCGACCCAACTCGTCAATCGCGTCGATCAGGATCACGTCGGCGTCGCGCTTGGGGTCGACGGGGATGCTCATGTAATGGATGCCCTTCTGGCCGCACGCGCGTCTGTGCGTACGGTCGAGTGCGTCCATGATCACAGCCATCGGGCGGACATTCGCCGGTCCGCCGTCGTCGATCGTGCTCATGCTCGCTCCTTCGGGGTCAGGCATCACGCGCGCCTCCACTTGGCAATCCAACAACAGACGACCGCGCCGATGGTCAGCACACCGACAACGAGTCCAGGCGCCCTACGCCACCCCTCGGCGTTGAGGCCGACGTAGAAGCACATCGCGGCCGTCGCGCTGAACATGATCGTTTCGCGTGCGCTCACGGCTGGCCTTTCTGGACTTCGCGCCCACAGAACCGACACACGCTGGCTGCGGCTCTGATGACCTCCGCGCAATTCGGACACACCTTCCCGCCATCCGCAACGGCGTCCGCCTCTGCTTTTTTCTTGGTCGTCCTCATCAG